AAACCGCTATGCTGTCGGGTGCGGACTTCCGCTTTTGGTTTCAGGCTTCGACACCTTGAGCAGATAACTATCTGCTTGATAAAAATAATAATGAAAAATCCCCTTGGGTGTCAAGGGGAAATCATTGCGATTAAACAACTTCCTCAAACTCACAAGTAAATATTGTGTAAATCTTGCCAACTTGACGAGGAAACTTAGGACATATCACTTTAACTAACTCCCCATTTAGTGCGACGTCTTTAAAATAAAAAGCACGGACTCCACCGTGCTCTTTCATAAATTGACGAAATTCTGCTGATTGGCTATTTTTAACCTTATAGGTGACGGAATATTTTCTCAAAAGAGCATTAATTCCATCTTCCATTCGTTGCTGATAGCCATTTCCAAAATTAAGCACTTTCCGCTTTGGTTCTTCATCAACTGTATAACCAGGCTGCGGACACCAAGGCAATGTTTTTAAAGCCATCTCATCTCCTTATCCAAGCATTCCACCTGGACGACGTTGTTTTCTTAACACTTCAAGTACATTTGCTTGGATTGCTAATGCAAGCTCTTTACCTTGTGCGGCTTTTTGCTCAGCAGTCACACTTTCATTTCCGTTTTTATCAATATTTATTGTTATTGATACTTCGTTATTAGTTGATGATCCACCACCGCTAAACAATCCGTCATAACTATCAGATTTGCCACCAACATGACCGCCATTTGCAAATTTAGGGAATCTGCGTTGGTTTAAGGCGTTCATAAACCCAACACCATAGTGATCAACAGTGCGGGATGTCATAACAAATTCATTGTTAGATAATCGAGCCAAGATGGAATCGCTTGTTCCTGTACCTTCTCCGACAACATGACCACCTTTAGCAAAGCCTACGCTAGTGATTTGAGAGATAACATTAGCACCAGCCGCTGCAACCGCTGCCATATTTGCAAATTTTTGAGCAGGGGTAAATGCGGTGTCATCAGCCATAGCTTGCATTACTGCCTGTGATAATTTTACAGTTGCTTCAGCAATCGCAAATGCTTTAGAGATAGCGAACATTGCTTTATAAGCGGCAGATTGTTTTCCTGCAGACTGTTCAACCATAGATGCAAGAGTGCCAAAAGCGCCACCCAAATCATTGAGTCCTGTAGCATACGATTCCATTTCCTTTTGGATCTTGTTGTTTTTGTATTTATCAATGATTTGCTGTTTGCGTTGTTGGAATTCTTCTTCCGTGATCAACTTTTGATCGTTAAATGCTTGGAGCTGAGCAAGCTCTTGCGTTTGTTGATTAATTAGCTCTTGTTGCGGATCATAAAGTGCGCGTAATTGATCTAATGGATTGACCGCACTTTGAGATCTGTTTTGAGCATAATCAAACTTCAATTGCAATTCAGCAGTATTAGCTTCACCACCTGTAAGCTGTCCTGCTTTTTTAAGCTCTTCAACTACCGCTAACTCATCATTTAAGTTCGCACGTAATAATTTCTCAGGCGCATACTTCCCTGCAAGCTCTAACCGTTGACGAGCAAACCGCTCAGTGATAGCTGTTTTTGCTGTTTCATATTCTTGATGAGATACAACACCTTTTTTGTTGTGCTCTTCTAAGCGCTGGAACATTCTTGTTTGTTCCAAGTCAATTTCAGCAAGACTAGAACTACTTTTCTTACGAATTTCGTCATAGAAACTTAACCAACTATCTCGAGCATTTTCACCAGATGATTTTCGACCACCTGATTTTTTGTTGCTTTCTTTTATTTGAGTTTCAATTGTTGTCACTTTGGTTTCATCGGAAAACATTTTTTCCAATGTTGCTTTACCGGCTAAAATCTTGTTTAGCGTTTCAAGTGATAACCCAACAGCTTTATCTGCCGCATTAGCTGCAGTAATTGTGCCTGTAGCAATACCAATCAATACTTCGTTGTATTCAGCACCTTCCTTTCCAAGCAACTCATAAAGACCAGCCAACACGTAAGCGGATTTGGCCTGACCTTGCTGTTTGAGTTTTGCGACTTCAAGCCTTTGAGCAAGAGACGTAGATTTCTCTTTCAGCTTTTCCATTGCATCATTCAAATCTAACGTTTTGTCTGCGGCTTTATTTGCACTATTAGCTGTGTCATTAAAGCTTTTCGGTAAGTTAGCTATAATGTTATCTGCAGTTTCAGCTGATACACCAAGCAACTTGAATTTCTGCCGCACTTCATCAACATTTTTACCTGCTCGCAGCATCTTCTCGCCAAGTGGCGAAAGCATTTTCTCAAGTGACTGTCTTGCAACATCGGCATTTTCTTTAATTACTTGGATTTTGTTTTTTAAACTTTCAATTTCGGCATCATTTGAATTTCCACCAACGCTAATACCATCAAAATCTGTACCAACCTGTTTTGTCGCTATTCCCGCTTTTAATTTTTCGATTTCAGCGTAATATTTTTTGACATTTTCAAGCTGTTCAGTAATTTTAATTGATAATGCCGCTTCGGTGATTTGATCATAAGATTCAGCTAAAGCTTGATTAGCAATAGATGTATCTAATGCCCATTGTCGAGCTTCTGCCGCTTGTGAACTGAAAAATAGTAATGATGTAGCCGCAATGCCAATCACACCAGCTGGGCCACCAAGTAAAGCCATTACACTTTGCAAACCTTTTGCCGCCATCGTTGCAAGATTAGTTGCTGTGGCAAGGTTTCGTTTTGCTGTAGCTTCTGCTTCTGCAAGTGCAATAATTTGAGCTGACTGCACTTTCATTCTCTCACGCAATGCAAATCGAGTTTGTTCAGATTGAGCAAGCTGTAATTGCGCGGTCAAGCTAGACATTTCAAGTTGTGCTGCAACTCGCATTGCTGTTGCTCTTTCATAAATGCTTTTTGCTTCCGCTGTATGGGCTAAAGCATTTTTTGCACTGATAATGCCTGATTTTGCTAACTCTGCACTGTACTGGCTGATTCTACCAACGGCTAAGGCACCAGTTAAAACAACCGCAGCAGTGATTAATTGGTCAAGATTTTTCGAAACAAAATCTACACTCTCTCCAAGTTTCTGCGTGATACCATAAGTGCGGTCAGCTTCACCAGCATATTTAATAAATGATGTTTCTAGATTGGTGTATGACATCGAGAGTGTTTTTACACGTTTCTCGAAATCACTATCCACAGATGATTTTGCTTTTTCAAGTGCAGTTATCACTTTGTTGATAGATAACTCACCATTCTTACCCATATCTTTAAGTGCGCCAACGCTAACACCTAAACCATCTGCAATAGCTTGTGCTAAAGCCGGTGTTTGTTCCATCACAGAATTAAGTTCAGCACCACGCAACTCACCACTAGCCAAAGCTTGACCGAACTGCATTAATGCCGCTTCTGATGACGCTTGTGCGGCACCTGATAAAGCGACTGCTTTTGATACGGTTTCTGTTAGTTCTACGACTTTTTGCTGACTAATATTTAAAGTATCAGCGTTTTTTGCAAAACGTTGATAGATTTGAGCGGTTGCGCCAACAGCTTGATTGGTTCGAGATGATATATCAAACACGCTTTCTGTAGCCTGAGCCATTTCTGTCTGACTATGAGTCACCAGTCTAATACGGTTCTGTAGCTCAGTATAACTATCCATCATTGCAATAGCTTGCTTTGACAAATCTTGCGCTCTACCTAAATTATCAAGGCGAAAACTCCATTTTGTTGTCGAATTGATGTTATTGGCAGCTTTCTCAATATTATTTAAATATTGCGTAGTGCGTTCTGAGAACTGACGTGCTTTTTCTTGAGCGCGAGAAAAATTAGCTTCAAATTGTCTAGTAAATTTTCGGGTCTGATACTCCGACTTACTCAATCCATTCTGAAATTGGACTGTATCGAGACTTAACCCAATATACAAACTACCGAGTGATGACATATTTTCTCCAGAAATAAAAAAAGCCCGCATATTGCGAGCTTTCTATACAAACACTAACTATTTAATGATGACGTACTTAACTTCGTTTTCTTTTTCAATTTGCTGTAGTACTTTAGTTTCGGTTTTCTTCATAAAGAAAAACATAGCAACTTTTGCAAAAACAAAAAAGGTGATGTAAGCCAGAGAAACACCAAGTAAAATTTTCGTGGTTATGCCTGTTACAGCCAAGATAAAAATAATAGGTAACACAAAGAATAAAGCGAAAAACGCAATAGCCTCTTTACCCAACCAATGGATAAGTTTAATTTCATCTTTAAACATAACCCCTCCTTATTTACATACCTATACTGTACAAAATACATTCATTTTAATCAATAGGGAGTAGCTAATTTTTTCAACTTTTTTACTAAACAATCAACGATTTAACAAATAAGACTCTACGCCATCATCTTCTTTATCTTCTGATGCCTTATTTTCATTGAAAAATGGCATTAAATCGTTCAATGTTGTGGCTTTCTGTTTTGGATCTTTATGAATTAACGCTAACAAATGAGCAATCTGTGCAGTGCGATAATCATCTCTCCACAAACCAAATGGCTGCTCTTGATAAAACAGCATATATTCCTGAAGATGTTTTTCAGGCATTTGTTCGATTTCTTCTAACGTTTTGCCCAACGCAAGCGATAAAGTTATTTGGAACTTGCGTCGGTCATTAAGTTTTTTGGTTCATCACCCATCAATGCTCGACTTAATTCTTCAGATACTTCATTATCTAGGCTTGATAATGCTTTCAAGTCATCTTCATTTTCAAAATCAAACAATAGATTACCATCTTTATCGCATAAGCGGAGGGCTAGATTTCTGGCTAAACGATATGGATCGTAAACTTTTCCTAATTGCTTGCCTAATTCATCAGGATCATCATAATTAAGCTCAATACCTTGTGCTTTTGCAATATCACACAATAGTTTGTGCTGGCCAAACAATCCACGGTTCACATCACCGACACTTAATGCTCTTACATAGTACTTTTCACCAAGAATTTCAATTTCGGTTACTTTAGGTTTATGCTGCAACAATTTGTTTCTCAAATCCATTGTATTTACCCTCTTTTATGGTTAAAATTTACTCGCAGGTAAACTTCTCCTGCAATAAAGGTTAATCAAATAATTAAAGCCAAGAGCCGATCACTCTTGGCTTTTTTTATTTTTTAAGCTACAGGTAAGTGGTACTCCTGTTTTGTATGCTTAATAGTTGCACCGCTTTCAAATTTACCCATAGTTTCACCGGAGTAACCATTGCCAGATTTGAAATAACCAGTGCCATACATCGTACCTTGACCATTCGGGAAAACTAAACGGAAAGGGAACTTCGATTTTGAAAAGAATTTTTTACGGCATAATTTTTGCATTTCGGATGTTGGCGCAGTAAAGAACTTCATCTGAGTCTCACCATACTCAAACTCACCTGCCTCGGTGGCTTTACCGTCATCACACATGGTAGTCACATCTTCTTCAGTCAATGTATCTTCGCTACGCTCTAAATTTCGTAGCTCACAGAAATTATTTGACCATTTCACTAATGCCGCTTTAGCATCAGTAAATACTGTTGGTTGATCATACGCTGACCAATCAACTTCATCAGCCAATGTGATTACATCTGCCGCAACAGATTTAACTGGATAATATCCATCTAGTGCACCTAAGCCAGTAACTAAGACGCAATCACCAGTTTTAAATCCGCTTGACGCAACAGTAATTGTTGCATTTGGTGTTACAGAACAAGCTGTAATTTTCTTACCGGCATCTTCGGATGTGCCAATATAAAACCGTGTTTTTTGGAACGGTGTGGTTTTTGCTGCCATGTTTTATTCTCCATAAGCAATTTGATAATTGATTACGCGACGATGTAGCTTTGTATCCGCTTCATAATCGCTAAAATCATTCATGCGCTCCGCAAAATCGAACGCCGCCGAAAGTGCGGTAAAAATCTGTTTGCGCAGGCTAAAAATGTCATCAGGATTTGGGCTGTAAATGTCAATCTGCACCTGATAATCATCAAGATCGCCATCTTCCAGCGCCGAATTTGGCGAGATGTTTGGGAATTGATACACAATCACCGGGAAAGCCTTGTTTGTTTCCGGAATCAGCCCATAAAAACAACGCCCCGACACCAAAGGCGACAGGGCGCTAAAAAGTTTCTTCTGGATCATGTCATTTGCCAGCCTCCGCAATTATTTCTTGTTGCAGTGTGTCAATGATGGCTTGCGCCGCCTGTTCCTTCGATT